CGTGCTTACTGACGACATGCGTATATTCAATTTGTTTGGTCCTAACAAGTGTTGGATTGAACAAGAACATGTTGCATCTTATGCAAATGGCACTGAACGTGTTGCAGGCGCTGTTGCAAAATGGACAGAACTAGATCAATACGATAATTTTGTAAATGTGCAAGGTGACATGCTAGACGTAACATTAGATATAATCGAAAAAGTAATTTGGCATTTACAACATTATCCTATTACAACAGTATGGACTAACATGCCAGAAGAAAAACAAAATGATCCTAACACTGTAAAAATGATTCGTGCAGGAGATCAAGCTCTTTGGTTTGGTAGAGGTATGACTGGATACGGAGATTGGCACTTAGGTGTTTATGGATATAAAAGAAATCCATTAGAATTTTATAGTACATATGAAGTTGAAAAAGAAGAAAAAATTGAGCAACTTGAGCAACTGCGTTGGCTAAAAAACGGTTGGCAAATAGGTTGTTTGAGTGTACAATATAATGGAGTTGAAATAAATTCTCCGGAGGATGTAACTGAATGGCAGAACAAAAATTACCTTTAAAAGATATATTAGCCGCAATTGATATGCACGGTTCTGGTGTATGGGATGAGCTAGACCAAGAACAAAGAAAGCAAATTAACTTTTGGCTGTTGAATCGTTATGCCAGTTCGGTCTCCGGTAAGCGTGAAGCACAGGAATTGTCCATTTTTAAAACAAACGAATATTACAATAAGAATTACAACACTGTACGCAAACACGAAAAACTGCTTTGGTTATTGCTATGTATGACAGCAAACGACAAGCGTAGCATACAGTTTCATAAATGGATTGGTTTGAAGTATGGCAAAAGTTCTAGCAAGATAATCACGTTGCTTGGTAACATATATCCAAACGCCAAGACAAGTGAACTAGAAATGTTAGCATCACTAAACACGAAAAAAGAATTAAAGGAACTTGGAATCCAACACGGATATGATGAAAAAGAATTAGACAAGGTATTAAAGTAAGGATGTTTCAGTTGAGTAAGATAGAAATAGATAAGCCGTTTAAGTGTGAATTTTGTGGTAGCAAGTACACAAAAGAACGAACACTTATGACGCATGTTTGTGAACAAAAGCGTAGGCATCTAGCAAAAAATGAAAAGCATGTTCAATATGGATACATTACGTTTAATAGATTTTATCAGTTGATGCAAAAGTTTCAAGGAAATAAAACATACGATGATTTTGCAAAAAGCCAATACTATAATGCGTTTGTTAAGTTTGGTAGTTTTGTTAGCAATGTAAATCCTTTGTATCCAGAAAAGTATATTGACTTTGTTGTTACAAGCGGAGTAAAATTAGATCACTGGGCTAGAGAAGATTTGTATTACAAGTATGTAATGGATCTTATCAGAAAAGAATCAGTTGAAACAGCATTAGAAAGAAGCATTGCAACAATGATGGAATGGGCAAATGAAAGAGAAAGTTCATGGAATCATTATTTTAACTATGCTTCGTTAAACAGAATCATTTATGATCTCAAGGACGGTAAAATAAGTCCTTGGTTGGTATTAAACTGTAAGAGCGGCAAGACTGCATTATCAAAGTTTAATGACGAACAATTACAGATGGTATACCATGTGTTAGATCCAGAATACTGGAAAAGACATTTTATTAAAAAGAAAATTGATGTTGAATTAGTAAAAGAAGTTGTCAAGGAAGGCAAACTATAAAGGAGCAATATGGCTAAGAAAAGATCAGATGGAACTGCTGGCGAAGTAAAAAAAGAAGAAGAGTTTAATAAGGATGAATACATTCTTGTATCAAATAAGATCAATGGAGAAATGATTGATCGCATATACGGTGGCGGACATCTTAGAATGCGTTTAATGCAAAAGGACGGTACTGAATATAAAGGCGGTATCAAAACAAAAACCATTACAGTAACAGGTACTAACGGATCTAGATTTAAAAGTTTTGTACACGTAACGGACGACGGAAGATGGTTTGATAGAGGCGGGATGCCAATAGATGCTCCAAAGAAAGTAGACGAAGAAGATGGCGACACAGAAGAATAAACAAACTAACAAATGGACAGAGTCATTTAAGCCTAGTGGCAAACTTGAACTGTTTCCTACACTAACTTATCACGGACAATTTGATGTTAAACTTTTAGAAAATATCAAATCATTGTTAGAAGACATTAGAGAAAAAGATGCACTAAGAAGATCTCATGTTCCGATATATGATCCAGCAGTTTATATAACTGATGATCAATTACACAACAGACCAGGATTTAAGGATCTTGAAAACGCATTAGCACAGTCAATGATGCAGGTTGCTAATGATCAAGCATTATCCTTCCAAGGAGTTTACTGCACAGGTATGTGGGCAAACATTTCTAAGAATACGTATGCACATCCTGAGCACAGTCACCCTAATAGTTGGATGAGTGGAATACTGTATGTTAAGAGTCCTAACGGTTCTGCACCTACATTGTTTATTGATCCAAGGCCGGCTAGACAGGTTGTACAATACAACACCGTGCAAGACACAAGAGAAAACGGATTCCAATATGTAAATGCACCAACCGAAGGAGAGATAGTTATATTTCCTAGTTGGATGAAACATTCCGTTCCGCCTAGTGTTGAAATGTCAAATGACGAAGAAAGAATAACATTAGCATTCAACTATCAATTAAAATTCGATCCGGAACAAACAACAAAGAAATGGACAGCATAGAATGCCAGATATTGATATAGATTTTGCTGATAGAAATGATATCTTAAACAAGATTAAGCATCGTGTTGCTAAACTAGACACAGGCAAAAAACACAACACCGGAATCTATGTCACCGAAGTTCCACACAATCCAGTAGACAACTTGGCAACAATAGATTACAAAGATGCAGAAGAACGTGGTTATTTTAAACTTGATTTTCTAAACGTAAATATATACAAGAATGTCAAAGACGAAGAACACCTACAACAATTAATGGAGAAGGAACCGTTATGGGATTTGCTCACGCACAAAGAATTCAGCGATCAATTATTTCACGTCGCAGGACACAATACGTTATTGAAAGAAATGAAACCGAAGTCCTTAGAACAACTAGCGGCTTGCCTAGCAATGATACGTCCCGCGAAGAGGAATTTAGTTGGACAACCGTGGGATACGGTGATGAAGAGCGTGTGGACGAAACCGGAGAACGGTGACTACTATTTTAAGAAGGCACATGCAATGAGTTACGCAATGGCTGTTGTTGTGCATATGAATCTTACATGTGAAATGATAAGTCGACAGAGTGCAGGATCATGATACCAGAAATGCATAACCCAAGACCACCAAAAAATGATCTAGGCAAATGGCCTTTTTGGAGTTCACCATCTCATCTAGCATTTGATTATATAATTAAGATTGCTTTATTCTTGATAGGTATTCCTATGCTGTTTGGTGTTGCGTTTACACCCATAGGATTGCTTTTTAACTATCTATTAATTGATTATCTAATATACACCCAGTACAAGCGTATTAGTTCTTAGGCTTACGCACTAACTGTACGCTTTTTCTCTTTACCCGCTTAACATGCATGTCATTTAAATTAACACTGTGTCCTAGCACGATTTTTACATCTTTGCTGTTCATGGTCATTTGGCAGTGCTTAAAACCCTCAAGTTCCTTGCGTAGGAATATGCTTATGGGTATCATTCTGTTTGATTCCCACCACCATACTTCTCCCAAGTCGAGCAACTGCTGTTTTTCTTCCTCAGTTCTTAATAGATCTATGTTGTATATTGTAGTAACATACTGATCTTGATTTACTATTATACCTACATATTCTTCGCCACCGTAGGTTAGGACGCTTAAAAAAGGGAATTTTTCTTTTATGTTATCTGTCAGTTTTACCATAAATATACTTATAGGATGTTATTATCATGCAGAGCATTTCAAGGTATTTAGTAAGTAACAACAACACAGTCGTGATAGATTGGATTCTATCTGACGAACGGGAGTATAGGAAAGTGTATCAGAGAGATTTAAAAGTTTATAGAGGTATAGACAATGACATACAGTTTGTCGTAAAAAATGCTGATCAAAAACCAGTTGACATATCCTTGTACAAGGCTTGGTTTCTAGCAATGTACAAAGGAAAGGAACTGATTAGACAGCAAGCAACAATATTAGATGACGGATCATCAACAACACTAAGAGGAAAACTAAGTGTTAATGTAAGCGAAAACCTACTGCTGGACATTCCACACAGTGCGTTGGATTACTCCATATACCTTGAAGATACTAACGAAGATAAAACAATAACATACGCTGATACACAGTATGGTGTTTGTGGAAATTTATTAGTAGTAAACTGCGGATTACCACAACCAAAATCCAGCATTGAGATAACCAACTTTTCCGATTCAGGAGATCTTAAGATCAGCGATGCTTCAAATGCTGAACCAGGAATCAATGGCAATGATGCATTGCACACGGCAACAATATATGCTTCAAACTTTGCAGGTGACCTAGTTATGCAAGGTACACTACATGACAGTTTGGACAACACCACAAAATGGTTTGATATTGAAACCGTAACGCTGTCAAATGAAGCAGAACCAAAAATAGTTAACGCTAACGGTGTGTTTTCATATCTAAGATTCAAATATGATACAACACAAGCAAATGGCTCAATTGATAAGATTTTATTAAGAAACTAGTTGACTTTTCTTGCATAATACATTATACTTTATAGTATGAGTATTGTGGACGCATTTCTTCAATTTTTACCCGCTAAAAGGAAGCAAACACCTAGTGGTTGGATTTCCTTTAATGCTCCGTGTTGTGTGCATAATGGTGAAAGCCAAGATACCAGACAACGTGGCGGGGTAATAGTTAACAACGAGGGTGGAGTTAGTTTCCACTGTTTTAACTGTGGGTTCAAGACAAGTTGGACGCCTGGCAGAAATCTATCCTACAAGATGCGTAGGCTGTTGATGTGGTTAGGTGCTCCAGACGATACCATAAACAAGTTGGCATTCGAAGCATTGCAGATGCGTGATTCCATGTCGATTGAAAATGACACAATACTCAGCCTGCCCAAGTTTGACACCGTTGAACTACCTGAAGGATCTAAATCCATAAGGGAGTTTGATTCCATAGACAGCAAGGAACTTCATTCGGTGATACAGTACATGAGCAATAGGCAGTTGTTTCTTGAGGACTATCCATATCATTGGTCCAACAACACTGGGTTTAGAAACAGGTTGATAATTCCGTTCATGTATGAAGGACGTGTGGTAGGCTATACTGCAAGATCAGTAAACGACAGGAATCCAAAGTATCTAACAAATTCGCAACCAGGGTATGTGTTTAATCTTGACAACCAAGAAGACAGAGCATATACCATAGTGGTTGAAGGTCCGTTTGATGCACTGAGCATCGATGGCGTTGCGATACTGGGGAGTGAAATAAAAGACACACAGGCTATGTTTATTAACAGGCTAGGAACACAAACCATAGTGGTTCCGGATAGAGATGACGCAGGCAAGAAGATGGTAGAGCAAGCACTGGATCTAGGTTGGGGTGTTAGCATGCCAGAGTGGGAAGAAGGAATCAACGATGTCAATGATGCGGTTCTTCGTTATGGAAGGGTGTATACCATGTTTACCATAATGGACGCATACAGCGATTCAAAACTAAAAACACAACTTCGAGCAAAGAAGTGGTTTAACTAGGAGAATATATGACAAAGAACAAAAGCAAAACCTTGATACGCAAAGAACAAGAACACAAGTGGTACGATAGAAAGATAAACGAAATGGAAAAGGAAAGGCAGTTTGACAGAAGTTGGGACGCAAAGGCACTGCTAACAAAAATGAAAAAGATCAAACTATCCCTAAAGGAATCAATCGAGAAAATGAAAAATGCATAACGAACTTCTCGAGCAGATATTAAATGACATAAAAGAGCTTGACCAGAAGATGGATCGTGTGTTACAATATCTAGATAAACAACAAGTGGAAACAAGAAATTTAAAGATAAAAGATGCCATGCTAAAAGGCGGCAGAGTGTTTAAGAAGGAATAACATGAATCAAAACGTAGACTATGGATTTGATATACAGAAGGTATATTTGGAAATGATGCTGGGTGATGCTGAAACGTTTGTGCGTTGCCAAGCAATATTTGAACCATCCATATTTGATAGACGCTTACAGCCAGCCGCAGACTTTGTCAAGAAGTATGTGGAAGAACACAACGTTCTGCCCACACAGGACATGGTAAATGCCATTAGCGATGTTGAGCTAAAGGTAACTTCTGATCTAAGAGAAGAACACTATGATTGGTTGCTCAGTGACTTTGAAACGTTTGCAAGACACAAGAATCTAGAAGCGGCAATTCTCAAGGGTGCTGATCTCGTTGAAAAGGGAGAGTATGGCACGGTTGAGGACTTGGTCAAGAAGGCAGTACAGATAGGACTGCAAAAGGATCTAGGCACAGACTACTTTGCTGATCCCAAACGTAGATTGGAAGCAATCAAGGATAACAACGGACAGGTCAGCACAGGCTGGCAAGCACTGGACAGGAAACTGTTTGGAGGATTCAACAGAGGCGAACTGAACATCTTTGCAGGTGGTTCAGGTGCAGGTAAATCCTTGTTCCTTGCTAACCTAGGTGTTAACTTTGCATTGGAAGGCATGAACGTGTTGTATCTTACTTTTGAATTGAGTGAGAATCTAGTGGCAATGCGTGTTGACTCAATGACCACTGACATTCCAAGCAGAGACATTTTCAAGAACATTGATGATGTTGAGATGAAGGTCAAGATGGTTGGCAAGAAGTCAGGTGCATTCCAGATCAAGTACATGCCTGCGGGTAAGACATCAAACGACATACGTTCCTATGTTAAGGAGTATGAGATCAAGACGGGTAGGAAGTTTGATGTGCTGTTGGTAGACTATTTGGATTTGCTAAGTCCGGTCAGCGTCAAGGTAAGTGCGGAGAATCTGTTTATCAAGGACAAGTATGTATCGGAAGAACTGCGTAACCTAGCAATGGAATTGCAAACGGTATTTGTTACGGCAAGTCAGTTGAACAGAGCGGCCGTGGAAGAAATTGAGTTTGATCACTCACACATATCAGGCGGACTATCCAAGATACAAACGGCGGATAATGTTATCGGTATCTTTACAAGCAGAGCAATGCGTGAGCGTGGACGCTATCAGATACAGTTGATGAAGACAAGAAGCAGTTCGGGCGTGGGTAGCAAGGTCGATCTTGAGTTTGACATAGACAGCCTACGCATACGTGATTTGGATGACGATGACGATGGAGGTGCAACTGCACCAACAACCGGAACCAGCATAGCGGACGCACTAAAGAGAACTGCCGCAAGCAATCCAAACAACAGTGATGCTGAACCCAATGAAGGAGAACCGGCACCAAAGATACGTGCTGAAACGGATTCAACCAAACTGCGTAGTTTCCTTAATAACCTAGGCGACGATTAAGCGTCTTACGTGCTGAAAATCCTTCAGAGAGTATCACAGTACTATACAGGTATGTTATTAGAAAAAAACACAAACCAGCATTTAAACATATTTAAAACGCATTGCAATACCCCTTAAATGCTGATTTGCAAAAAGATGGCTCTTATTTGCCTAAGGACGATATAACACACATGCAAACACTGGTGGTTACATACGCAAAGCACAAGCAGGAACTGCTCACACAGTGCAAGACCATGTACCGCTGGTTGGAGCCACAACCACATACCATAATCATAAACGAACCAACCATGGACAAGTGCCTTGCTTGGCGCAGGTGGTACGACAGATGGTGTGCTCCGCATCTTGGAAACAGGAGCACCACGATACTGTATGCACCCGAAATAATTGAACAGCATCTATCCACGGAGATACGCAATCGCGATGGCTACATCAAACAGCAGGTTTTCAAACTGTGGTTTGGTCGTGAACAGTCCACTCCCTATCTGGTGTTGGACGACAAGAACTGGTTTACCCGTAAGGTAGTGGTAGCGGAGCAACCTAGACAGCCAAGGCTGTTTGATCCGCACCTGCATACAACCTATAGGGGATTCACCCGATCCCTGGAACGGCTGTGGAAACGAAAGATCCACATGGTGCGTAGGATCGAGACTCCATACGTGTTGGATCCT